CCTTCCCTATTGTTATTATCGTCCCCTCTATTGTTGAGGTGGTATTCTGGGTGATGGTGCACACTGTAGCCGCCCTAGCGTCTGATATTATGGTTGCCGCACTCTTGGAGTTAAGTGTGGCGGCATCACCCGTAATACTGGCTGGTAGCTTGGAATTGGCGTTGCAGCGTAACAGCTTGCCGTTCTCAGGCGAGATGGACGTCTCGTCCTGCTTGACAAGTTCGCTAGCCTTGTATCCACCAACACTGGCAGCGTCACCGGTAATATCGGCAGGTAATTGTCCGCTAGAATTAAGCCTGAGTACCTTGTTGGGCGTTGCACTTGCCGTGACCTCTGACGCTGCCAACTTAGCATTCCATACAGACTGGTCACTTGTGGTTGGCAGATATCGACTACCGGCGGCTGAGATGGCTATTAATCTATCAATAAGGCGCGGCATAGCTGTCACAACGAAGTAATCGACATTGACGGTGCCACTGGGCAAGGATGTGCCTATGACGGCCTTAATGTCGTTGGCTATTGCCGGATTGACAGGGTTCTCGTACACTCCATTAATCGTTGTCGTTGTTGCATACATATAGAACGTCCGGTTGAAGTCGATATCATCGCCATCGAATGGCATTATGCGCCTAACTCCGCCTATTCGGAGGCATACGATGCCGGAACTAACAGAAGAATTATCCACTCCCGGACTGACATTGCAGCCACTAAGAACAAATGAGCCCAACGCATCACCGAATGCGTCAATGGCGCGGAATGGCTCTGATTGCAGCTCTACAACGTGCTCGTTGAACCAATTGCGGCCTCCTGGATTATGAACGTGTCTAATCATATAAGTAGTTGTTAATTGTCAATTAATTTTGAATTAAATACTGGTTACCTATCATTCTGTGCCTCTCAACTATGGCCACAACCGCCTCGTTGTCGCTGGAATCAGGCACATCGACCACATCACCAATGAATGTAATGTCCGCTATGGATGGCACTATAGTACCCGGCTCTTCGTCCGTCAAGGAATATACAATGGTACCAGGCTGGCTATCCACAGACGAATAGACAACTAAGCCATCTGCCGTAATGTTGGTTATGGTGATGTTGGGGTCAATGTCGCGCTGCAATATCCGTTCAACGGTTGCAACACTGTATCCGTTGGCCAGCGAGATGTTATACTCCCGAAGAGTCTTATATGAAGAATACAACGTGACTAACGGACGGCACAGATACCACAACCATGTTACACGATTGGATGTTGAGCCATCGCTGCGGGTGCGCTGGAAGGCTGGTATAAGCCTATATACTAACCTTAATATGTCGAACTCTCTCATACGTCTGCTTCTGTAATTGTCTGAACTGCTTGGTTGTTACGGTCAATCAATGAGACAACCATATCACCATAATTGAAGTATCCAGAATCAAGCTGGGCGTTGACAACATCGACATAAGAGGTGTCATAATATGACTTTCGGCGGTATGTCATATCGCCCACGGCATATACGCCATTAACATCAGCCAGAAGCTTAATTATATCACTCTTCTTGGCAACGCCGTCGAACACAAACTCGTCGCGGAATTGTCGCAATATTGATATAATGGAACTCTTGACAGTATCCGAAGCTATCAGCGAATCGAGATATACATCCACCCTTATGCTTATAACATCCGGCTGGGTGCTTATAACATCGACCTGAATACCGAATGGTCGCAATATGTTGAAGTACGCCTTGATGCCCGATAGCTGCTGACTAGTTAATGGCGCTAGCACATTAGAGTCAACCCTTGACACCTTGACGAGAACACCCATAGTGTTGAGCATTGGGGCTTCGCGGGCAGAGACAGCCGCAACAATGCGCTTGGTTGGGTCAACAATGGCATAATAGGGCACCTCGTTGGCGTCATAGCTTAACGAATCGCCGTGCTGGTATAACTGCGCCATGGTACGATACCAGGAGAGCGAGCCATAACGGTTATTACGCAGCACATCCGTAAGGGCAACAATGTGGTTATCCATTAACAACTCGAAGTTGCGAATGGATGCCGCCACTATGTTACGCCACTTAGCAGCATCGCCACTACTCTCGAATGTAAGACCTGCAGGGGCTGTACCCATGTCGGTTATTATCTGTTGCTCTGTACGTGCCATAATTAGACTATTGTGCCCACCAACGGATTAAGTTGGATAAGCTGGTTATACATGTTCTGGATGCCCTCCTCGAGGCGCTTAGCCCCAAGCTCGACAATCTCTTCGTCAATCTTCCCGGTGCATTCGTCGAGTGGTACAACGGTGTCAATATAACCACTACGGCCATTCTCGGCTATAATGGTGAATCCAACACAATAGCCCTCGGGGCGCGTGCTTGGATATGCTTCGTAACGGGTTAGTTGTTTCATTTTTGTGGTGTTATGTTATACATAAGACATGTCATTGTTATAGGCGCAACGTGCGCCTGTGGTAAGGTTGCTCCATTCGGTTGCGTCTGTTACCAGGGGAATATCTGTGCCGTTGTTATACTTGGTCTCCTGAAGGTTCTCGGCAAGCCATACCAACGAACCTATTTTTACTGCTTTGTATTTTTTCCCATCGTTACCAACGTAATCCGGCATATAGGTTCCATCAGGTATATAGGATTCCTGTTCAACAATTGTTAACTCTCTACATAATCTGATACTCCGGCCTATTTTTTTCCCGCTATTTTCCCCCGTTGCACTTCCAGAGACGGAAAAAGAGTCGTTAGAATATGCGGCGTTTGCAACGTAACAATTCGTTGCAGAAATTTCCGTAGCAGTTTGGTGAGTTCCCTGCCCTCCAAGAGAAGCAAAATAAACTTCTAACTCCTTCGTAACATATCTCGACCCCCCACCTAATAGCCCAATATTGAACGTATCGACAGCCCCAGTATTAGGTGTAGTCCATCTCGGGTGTGCTATTGGGGAGGTTCTAACGCTTTTCAGATACCCTCCAGCGTACAAAAAAGCACCTTGGAAATACTCTCCCCCAACCGTTAACGATAGATTAATCCAATCAGCTCGTGATCCTGTACGCCAACCAGTTGAAGCAATGTTATTAACAACAAACCAATTATACAGATACCCATATACCCGTGGCCTCTCCCTTCTCGCAGTCATTAACATCTGCACCGCCTTCATAGTTATAGTTCGTTACGCATTGATACGAATTCCCACTTCGAACTCTGTGAGTTATATATGAACCCAAGATACATTGTTTTTCCCGCAATGGTTGTTGTTGGCAACGCTTCAGCGAATGCCGAATACACGGCATTGAACGTTAGGGAACGGGCGGTGCCGTTGTCCTTGATGCGTATTAACAGGGTGTTGCCATTAACAGGTGTACCACTCGGCGCTGCGATGGTTGCTGAAGCAGCCTGCGCTGTTACATAGAGCTCGTTCTCGCGGGCATTGCCCGTGGGTGTTAGCGTTGCGCTGCTGCTGGCGTTGGTTACTATGCGGGTTGCATCGACGGCTGCCTGCGCTATAGTGCCCATCTCGGTCATTAGGTCAGACTGGTCGGTAACGTCTCCGGTAATGTCACCCCAAGCGGCTGGTGCTGGTGGATTGTCCTCAATTAGCTGCTCAATGCGGGCGGTTAGGTCTGTCTGCGCGGTAATATCTCCGACAATATCTCCCCAATCGTATGTATGTGTTGCGGCATCTATTAATGCGTTAATGCGGGCGGTTAGGTCTGTCTGCGCCGTAATGTCTCCTAGGATTGCACCCCAATTAAGCGTAATCTGTCCGTTGCCTATCTTCATCCATCCGGTATCTATCTTAACGGCCAAGTCGCCCACTGCCCATGATGTAATGCCTCCAAGATTGGTACTGCCCGCCGTGGTTACACGCCACGCGTGACCCGTTGTTGTTGTGCCACTTATGTTGGGCGTGTTGGTGTTGGCATTCCAGTCGGCCTGTATCTTGATGGCTGCCTGAACAATGGCATCAACATAAGCCTTACTTGCGAACGCTTCGGGCGTGTTGTCCATATTGGCTGTGCTGAGGTACCCGGCAGAGCCTGCCGCATGCAGCAGCTTGCTGGGCGCAACAGTGCCTATGCCGAACAATCCTGCACTTGTGACAATTCCGCGGGCAATCGAATTGGTTGAAAATGTTATTGGATGGCCGCCGCTTGTTGCTATTGTCAAGGCACGAAGCGCGGATAACAGATAGTTATTAGCTCCTCTATTCGTGCCAAGAAAAGTACCCGTTCGAGCGGGGCTCGGAACAATCAAGGCGAAGAGAGTTGTGCCGCTGATAATCTCCACGCGAATCTCCGACGACGAGCCCACACTAGCATTCTCCACCTGCAGAGTTCTAACGCTATTGCTATTACCCACGAAGCTAGCTATACGATTAGCAGTACCAACGGGGTTCTGATCTCCAACAACCATATTGTCGAGCGCAGCGGTTACACCCACGCCCAGGCGCTTGTTAACATCGTCCCACGTTAACCCTGTAAGATCCCTGATTGACTTATCACTGTCAACCATCAACAGCGAACCGGGTTTCAGGTTGTCAATAATCGGGCTTCGGGTCATAGTCTGCTTGGTTGTCTGGTCAAGCTTAACCAACTCACTAAGGTCAACATCCGGTATCTCTGTCCAGACGCCATCCTTGTTAGCATAGAGCTTGGTATCGTTCTTGTTAACAATGGCGATATCCGAATTAACGCCATCGCCCTGAATGGTTGTGCCGTCGGTGTCAACGGATTCTATCTTGTTGGCAACAACGCCAACCAAGGCATAGAGGCGGGTAACTATCTGCTTAATCCAACTCTTAATACTGCGTGGTGTTGCGCCAATGTATGTGTCCTCGGCATCGGGTATAACGCCTCCATCGCTTTCTGCCTTGAGTTGAGCAATGAAGTAATCGTCCTTAGCTTCCTGGCTTATTCCGTTGACAATAACCACAGGTTGTGGTGTTGCGGCAACCTCCTTGGTTAAGTTGGTTGGCGATGTTGTTGTGGCATCGTCGTATAGAATTGCCTGTCCGGCAACCAATGGCAACGATATGTCAACGCTTCCCATGTCGGGCTGTCCAAGCAGCTCGGAATTGTCGAACTGAAGGTCTGGATTGTCGGCAAGAATACGCTCATAGGCATCGTAACTGCCATACAAGAGAATTGATATGTCGAATATATCCTGTCCGTCGCGTGTTATGTAAGTGTTCGTCATAATCCTACGTTGATGTTGCCATTACTATCAGTTGTTACATTGCGGACGTTAAGCCCTTGTTGCTTCAATTGTTCCTTAATTATACTGCTGTCGATGGCACTCTGTGGACCACCAAGCGCAGTGCGTATTCCAATACCGACATTGGGGTTGAGCTTATCGTCGTGCTTGACTTGTAACAGGGTCACGCGGACAATCTCGTCGGTGGTATCACCCTTTGCCCACTCTCCATTCACAATGTGAATATCTCCGTCATCGTCGTGCTTATATCCGTATCCCATATCAGTGCTTAATTAGTTCGTTCTCTAAGTCTGCGCGTTGCGTTGTTGGCTGAATTGGTGTAACAGCCGAGAATACCTGAAGGAATGGATATGTTCCCGAGGGTGCTAATGGAATAACCACACCTTGCAACCTCGTAATAAGGTCGTTCACCTTAGCCTCGAGAGCGCTAATCTTCGCAGTCAACGCCTCTACCTTAACCAACCCGCCATTTTCCCCGTCATTAATCAGCAATTCATTGCCATTTAATTGGAGCTTAATTGCTCCTACAATAATGTCCAGCATCTCAAGCTCGCTGCATAGAACAACAACACTGTCGGTGTCGCTTAACAATGCAACCGCTACGAAGCTGCCTACCTTGGGCGTTGACAATACGCCAACATCGGCAACGGGCGCAGCAATTAACCGGGCGCTTATTGTCGATTCGCTAAGCAGAATCTTAACCTCGGCAACCATGCCGTTAACACTTTCTATGGTTCCCAACTGTATGGTCGGTTCCTGAGTGCCCACTATCTCGCGTATATATTGCTTAATCTGCTCTATCATACTACTTCCGCTCCTATCTTAACCGTGCATCTGTATCCTTCGTTACCCATTACCCTGGTCACATCTCTTGCCAACCACTTGCGATTGTTCAGTTGGGCGTTGTCATCGTCGTAATAGTGGACAATGTCGCCCTTGCGTGTCCAGGTCTCCTCCAATCCGAACATCACTATCTCGCCCTCGGCTTGTCGCTGGATGTAACGCTTGTGCATCTCCTCGGCATGCTTCTTAAGGTCTGCCACGCTGGCAGCACCAGGAACGTAAAAGGTTCTTATGTCGGCATTCTCGGCAGTTGCCGGGAACTTAGCCTCTATCTTGGTGTTGTCGGCCAGTATGGCCTTGCTTATAATCTGCAACTCCTTATCCTTGTCAACCTGCTCGCTTATGGATGCCTTAACAATATTAAAGTCCTTCTTAACCTTAATGGTTCGCTGCGCTTCGATGGTTGATGTTAAGGGCAACAATGCCAGCAACACGCCATCAAGGAAGGTGAAGTCAACAGGGTAGTTGCGGGTAATGTAGTCAATGACCTTCGAGGCCGTTGTCTTCTCGGCAATGCGTACCTCGCCAAGGTTCATGTCGGCACTCTTGACACTGATGCCGGGCATAATGTCAGCCAGCAATGCCTTGAGCGTTGTACTCTTATATAGCTTGGGAGCAACGGCAATACCCTTAATGGTGTAAGCTTCGTTATCGCACTGAATAACAATGTTGGCTTCATTGACGTCAACACGGCTCACGTATCCACGGAACACAACCCTTGAAGGGTCGCCGTATCCGGCATACAGCTCAATGCTATCACCACGGGTAATGTATTGGTCAACGCTTTTTTCGTCCTTATACATTCGCCTGGGCAGATATACCGAAGCCGTATCGGTTAAGCTGGTTAAGCTCTCCGACACTTCCCAACGGTTAACGTTGCCCACAGTAACCTTACGGCCTGCAAGCGTGTTAACAACTATGTAGCTGAGCGGTTCCAGTGTCATACAACGTCGAATGTATATTCCTTGTCGGCTACGAATTGGAAGTCGAAGGGCTGAGCATTGAAGAATCTCGCGCTTCGCTGGTCCCATTCCGCATTTCTCATTACAAGGTGGGTTATGTTGAATATCTCAAGGTACTTACTCAACACCTTGAATCTCTTATATGTCTGCAATAAGTTCACAACGGCTTCCACGCCGTCGAAAGGGTAGGAGAATTGATAATCTCCAATGACATGGCCTGACATGCTAACAGACGGGTCGGCCTGTTGTATGAGTTCCTTAACGGTTCCCTTTTGCCCTAACATAGGGGTCTCAATAATATAGTTGCTCAATCCTACGGACATCTTCACATCCCAGAACCGAACCTCGACGCTTAGGTCTTCGCTAAGCATAATAACGTTATTCTTGGCAATGGCCAACGGTGCCGCCGTGTGTGGCGATGACAACCCGTCGGTTGTAAGGTAATTGGAAAAGTCGGGAATATCGAACTCAGCACCGGGAACCAGCACTCTGTAGAGCAGCCCCTTGGCGAGTTGCACACCCGTTGTCTGGGCAATCTGCAACGCCATGTTGCCGAGGTTAACCCCCAACCTCTCGCCAACGCTTGGCTTCCGTACTGTTATGGTTATCTCGCTCATGCCTAGTTAATATTAACGTCGTTAACAACCATCTGCAATGCTCTGCTTAGGTTGCGCAGGAATTCACTGGCGTCGCTTGCGGTCTCGCCATTTTTGAAAAAATTGTTGTTCTCGCCAATAAGCGAGTTAATGCTAATGTTAATCTGCTTCACGTTGCGCCCGCCTCCGCTAATGGTGGCTTGTTGCTTCTCTAGCTCCGACATGGTGCTGGATGTAGAGAGTGGCGTTGTGGGTGTTGTGGTTGTTTTAGGCTGCAACAAGGCCATTTTGTTTGCTATGCTATTTTTTAAATTTTGAACGATAAGAGTAAGTTCATCTATTGGCTCCGTTAGCTTATTCATATCTTCTTTAACGCCTGCAATAGTCTGAATTCCGAAGAAATCCATGTATCTGTCAACACTATTTATCGCAGCTTTATAGTTCTGATATAATTGATAATTAGCACTTGCTTGCTTATTATCAGGATTTGCAACCTGTGCTGTCAATTGAGTTTTACCAAATTGGTCAATAACAGCAGGTGTAACATTGTTGGTTATGCCAAGCTGTTTGATTTTGGAAACTAACTCAGAGTATAATTTGTCTCTATCAATTAGGGATTTTTCAACAAGAGATAACTTAGCCTGTTTTTCCTGTAACTTGAGCAACTTTGCCTCCTCTTCCCTTGCAATGTTACTTAAGGCAGCCAACTCCATTCTTTTTTTATATTGCTCGTTTACTTTTTCCAGTTCTAATCTTAAATCCTCGTTACTTGCTTTTTCTAGGTCTATTCCCCTGAGAAATTCTGGATATTCCGTCTTAATACGCTGCATCAAGTCTAGACGAACATTCTGCGGTGTATTGGTATCGGTTATTGACTTGACCAACATGTTCAACTCCATTCGTTCCTTTGCTATCTTCTCTACTGATGGAATGGCTACCCACTTATTCATTGATTCCACAACACCGGAACTAATTTTGAGAAACTTGTTGTAAGAGCCAGATAACCTCTCGCCAACATTAACCCTTAACTGAGTAATGCTATCGTCAAGGTTGCTTATCTTGCCTTCTGTTGTCTGGCTTTGGGCTTGCATCATCCCGAAGAATCCCTTTTGCTTCAGAATCTTGGGAAGCCCGGAGAGTAACTCTTCGGTGCTGGCAAGCAGTTCGCCTGTCTTGCTTATTCCCTTGCCTGTGGCGGCTGTCCAGTCGTTGGAACTTATTAGCAGGTCGCGGAACATGTTAATGGCTTCGCCCTTCTGTCCGCTGGCCATCTTGCTGTAAGCACTGATAACTTGCTCAATTGGCTTGCCGCTGGCGGCGGCTAAGTCTCCCAGCATAATAAGGGTGTCCTTGCTGTAGCGACCAAGTGCCTGCAACTGGTTACCGGCTTCTACTACCTGCCCAAGTTGGAAGGGTGTTGAGGCGGCAATTTTGGTATATTCGTCCATCCGTTCCCGTGCTGCGCCTTGGCTTCCCAACATGGTGCGCAAGGTAACGGTGTACTTCTCGAACTGCGCGAATGCCTTAACACTGTCGAGGGCTGCGCTGCTAAGCTTGTAGAAGCCAACAGTAAGAGCACCAACGCCAATCATGCCTGGACCTATACCAATCTTGTTAAGAGATTCGAACACCCCAGACGTTGAGTTCTTCAGCTTATCGCCCGACTTGCCAAGGTTACCCAGCTTCTTGTCGGTAGCGTCAAGCGACTTGTTGAAGTTGTCAACAGGCGCGTTAATAGACTTGCCGCCAATGCGCGTAAGCTTCCTGTCGAGGTCATCGAGAGGCTTGCCCCACTTGTCAACTAGTTGTATAGTGTATTTTACGCCGTCCATGGTGGTTGTTAGTCTTCAGGTTCGTATTTCGAGCGTTGCCCACGGACGTGTAACACGTCCATGTAAGCAGCAGCCAGTTGTTGTAATGTCATGCGTTCTATCACCTCAGGCGTGTACTTGAGATAATACCGTACCGTTGCCCGCATATTCCGGTACAGATATACAAGAGCCTTCGCCGTGTCGTACCGTTCCGATACGCCGGGCTTCTCTATTCTGGCGTCGGCTAAAGCTTTTCCAGCGTTCCGTCCACCTTAATAATTAAGGCTTGCGTCCACTCGAATAGTCCCATCAGGTACTTATCTTCGGTCTTGAGTTCCACGTCACCGTCAACCCAACAATTGTCAATCAATGCCTTGTCGAATTTTATGCTTGAGCCTGCCGCAATGGTGCGGCAAGCGTCAAGTGTCATAAGGTCAGGGGTCTTAAGAAGGCACGACTTACCGTCGGTTGTGGTGTAGCGGAATAATTCTCCGTGTTTCGCTCTGTGGGCATCTATTTGCTGCTTAGTTAAGTCCATGGCTATTTCCAATCAATGTGAGAAATCACGAGTGTTAGGTTGCGCTCAATCTTGGTATCGCCTTGCTTGGCGTCAACGCCATCGTCCATGAACTGGACGTTCTTCAGCTTGTGGCGAATCAACGTACCACCCGTAAGAGGGATATAGTTAACACTGATGGTGAAGGGTCCAATGTCCTGCAGCCTTCCGGTTAAAGAAGCGGCACGCAATGCTTCAACGGCTGATGTTAACAGCGTTATGCTTCCGGTGGCGGTAATGTTGCCATAACCACGACCTACTGGCAGTTGACCTGCACCGAATATATTCTCGATGTTCTGCTCGTCCTTGTAAGAGATGGCAGTAATAGCAGTCTCCGGGAATCCCGATATTGCTACAATAATGTTAGCCCAAGACGGTTCTGTACCGTTGATAAGGGCGGGGGTTCTTAATCCGTTCATGGCTTCTATGTTAACGATGTGGTGTAACTGATAGATACCTTAGCCTTACGCATAACTGCAACGCCAACCTTGCGAATGACGAATTCCACTTCGGAACTTGATAAGACGTTCTGGTCGGGGTCAATGTCCACAGCATAACCTGACAATTCGCCAGCCTTTTCCATGGTTTCGAGGGCTTTGCCTGCAACATCTTCCAACGTTGACACGGTGTCTCCACGCATCTTCCCGGTTGCCGGGTCAATGTAGATAGGACCACTCAGGTACGGTAACAGGTAGGCATAGATGCCACGTACTGCCTTATCCATGGTGCGTTGCGACTCAATGTAGGCATAATCGGATGTTGCTACATCCAGCGTGTGGCTGTCGTTCCAGTAGCTACCGTTGTAGCTTGGGTACTTGGTCAGGAACAGGTATCGCTTGGTGTCCAATGCTTCGAGGTCGGCCTTATCAATGGTCTTGATAAGCGTTCCATCGGCCAATGCCGGAGTGTCAAGTCCAC